TACAAGAACGTCACTTGCATCAACAACAACTTGTCGAAGATCCTGTGGATCATTGGTGGCGGATTCCTTGTGGCGGCTGTAAGCTGGGTGCTTAAGGGAGGTTTAGGTGGGTAAACTTATCGAAGCAATTATCAAACTCTTGGCTCTTATCTTTGGCGGTAAATCTACCCCTGAAGCACCCACCAAAGAGGTGGAAGTTGCTGTAAAAGGTAAGATCAAGAACATTGAGATGATCAAGAAGCATGAGGGCCTGCGCCTTGATGCTTATCTCCCGACCCCTAACGACGTATGGACGATTGGCTACGGCCACACCAAGACTGCCAAGCAGGGTATGAAGATCTCTGAGGCTAAGGCTGAAGAACTCCTGCGGGCGGATATTGCTTGGGTCGAGGCGTCGATTGCCAAGAACGTCAAGGTTCCCCTCACCCAGAACCAGTACGACGCCCTTGCTTCTCTGATCTACAACATCGGTGGCACTGCCTTCGCTAAATCCACCCTGCTGAAGATGCTCAACCAAGGGGACTACCACGGCGCTGCGGATCAGTTCCTTCGTTGGGACAAGCAAAAAGGTAAGACCCTTCGTGGTCTCACTCGTCGTCGTGAAGAAGAACGTATGCTCTTCCTGAAGGAGAAGTAAGATGGACAAGGAAACTAAAACGATCCTCACCTCGAAGACCTTCTGGGTCAACTTCCTGACCGTGGGTGTGGTTCTCCTCAACCGTAACGAACAAGTTATCGACCCCGCTCTGATCGAACCTTTGGCCCTTGTCGTCCTCCCCTTCGCTAACATCGTCCTCCGTATGATCACGACCAAGCCTGTGAGGATTAAGAAATGATCTGGACGTTTTTGATGACAAAATTGGGGAGGATTCTGTCGTCAATCCTTTTTGTCGTTAGTGCGATAGCAGCAATCTTCCTCGCAGGGAAGCGCGACGAGAAGAAGGCACGACAGATCGAAGACCTCAGGGACTACAAAGAAACCAAGGAGAAGATTGATGAGACTCCTGTTACTCGCACTCGTGATGCCGCTGCTCAGCGCCTGCGTGACAACGACCAGATCCGCTGATGCTGTGTGTTCTTTGTCGTTGCCTACGGTAAGCCTAGACGACACAGATCAGACCATCATCGAAGTAGACAACTTCTCTGCTAAATTTAGGGCTGCATGTAATGGCTAAAGACCCTCGTCTCGAAAGGGCTGGAGTATCTGGGTTCAACAAGCCCAAGGCAACGCCTAGCCACCCGACCAAGAGCCATGTTGTCGTTGCCAAGGAAGGCGACAAAGTTAAGACTATCCGCTTTGGCCAGCAAGGCGTGAAGGGGAGTCCCGATGGCTCCAAGAGAAACGAAGCATTCAAGGCCCGCCACCAGAAGAACATCTCCAAGGGGAAGATGTCTGCGGCGTACTGGGCAGATAAGGTGAAATGGTGATGCCTAGCTCAGAGAACTATCGTCGCAACTTCCGAGACGAGTACGACAACTACCATTCGTCAGAGAAGGCTAAGAAGAAACGTGCCGAGAACAACGCTGCTCGTCGTAAGATGGAGAAGGCTGGTAAGGTTCGTAAGGGTGACGGCAAGGACGTGGCCCACAAAAATAACGACACCTCTGACAATCGTATGTCCAATCTCGCGGTCCAGAGTCCGTCTAAGAATCGGTCGTTCAAACGAGATAAGAACGCAGGAAGGAAGAAATAACTGTGCCTCTCACCTCATCTGGACTAAAGACACTTGGGTCTATGGCTAAGACCTACGGTAAGGAAAAGGCCAAGAAGGTCTTCTATGCTTCGATCAATGCAGGAAAATTGAAGGGCATGGAGAAGTCTAAGAAACCTAAGAAGAAGAAGTAACGACAACTACAGCACTAAAAGAAACGCCCCAAGGAGAAGATCCAAGGGGCGTTTTCTATTGTCAAGCTTCGCTGTCGAGGTCTTCTAGATTGAAACAACCTACATGGACGATGGTCCCTATCTGAGTCTCCAGACCAAGCTGGGTAGAGGAGAAGTCGTCGCAGAGTTGCTCACTAGCGAAACTCTCAGGCCAGAGGTACATGTCACAGGATACTACAGGCTCCGCTGAACAGATCATTGCTATGGCGATGAACATTAGTCCTCCATTTCAGTGTAGAAGAGGAATGAGGTGATAGCAAACAAGGCTCCGATAAGCACGACAGGGTAGAAGTCCCCTGACCAGTGGACAACAGCACCAATCAGGAGAAGTAGGACTAGGTAGCCTGTCACGGCAAAAACGCCGAAGGCAAGAGCCTTGAGAAGTTTACCCATCAGAAGTCTACCTCCTCTTGTTCCTTGATGAGACGGATTATCTCACCTCGTTTAAGTTTTCCGTAGAAACCACAAATGGAGAGTCCAGTGGCTTGTTGAAGTTCTTTCTTTGATACGTAAACAACTCCGTTATACTCGTGGGGTATCTTTCTTTTCTCCGCATTCTTTCTCGCAGCCTTCCTTGCGTTTTCTGCGTGAATTTCTTTGTTCTCTTGGATCCACTTAACTAGAGCAGGAGCGGCGGCTACACCTCCTTTGGAAGCACTTTCCTTTGTCCTTATCCTATTTAAGTGGTCCGTTAGGTCTCTGTTTTTATACTTCTCTGACCTATCTTGTCCTGCTTTAGCCGCCTCAAGTCGGGCCTCTTCAGATGTGATACGACCAGATAAGGCTTTCCAAGCTATTAGATCCTCTGTTTTGCCGAACTCCTCGTAGAGTTGTCTGTGAAATTCGGCGTGAAGTTGGATACTGATGGGTGGGGTTAAGTTCTCTTCGTCGTCAGTTCCACCCATATGTTTGGGAATAAGGTGATGACGGTGTCTTCGTTCTGTCATTTGAACTGCCTATCGTTAAGAAGTTCAGTCAGGTATTCGCGCACACCCTCAGCGCCGACTAGCATACGAAGGATACGACAGCCGTAGTAGATGACCTTCTTTGTGTCGTAGGTTACAGTCGTCCCGCTTTTGTCACCCCAACGACAGATGCCCTTGAAGATGTCCTTGAGGTGGATACCGTACTTCCCCCACTTATGTTCGGCCAAGTACTCCATCATGTCATTCGTCGTCACCCATTCGGAGAAGGGCATGTCGTAATAGCTGGACGGTCCACCGCTGCTCTTAGTCTGTTGTTCAACAATCTCCTCTATGAGAGCATTCATGCGGTCTTCCATGCAAAGTTCGCAGTCACAGGTTACCGAGATTTCCTTCATTTTCCCATCCATAGTAGCTAGAGACAACTTGGTTAAGTTCTACTTGGGCTTGCACTGACACGTCAAACTCAAAGGCGGTTTCTGCGTGTTCGATAATCGTGTATAACTCCTCCCACTCCATATCAGACATCACACATTCGAGCAAGGCAGAACGACACAGATCGTAGTCGGTGATTTCGTAGAGAGCCATCACAGCCCCTCCTCATAGAAGTAAGTGCTTACTCTAGCTGCCAAAGCCTCTCTAACGCTATCCGCACAGTCCTCTTCTGTCAAGAGGTAGACAGATTTAATCTTTAAGTCTGTTGCCAGTTTAGCGCACTTAGACTTGTCTTTAACTTGAATTTTTCGTCTACTTCCGTCTGGTAAGCGGACGGATGTCACCCAGTAAGATCCGTTAAATCTCAAAGACCCTGACTGTAGGATCATGTTTGCACGTTTACTTATAAAGCAGCAGGTGTCGGGAGAGTACAAAGTACCGCCCCCTAGCAAGTCTTTGTCAAGTTCTTTGCCTTCCCAGTCTTGCTTCTCCATCCAGCTTTTGAACGCCATAAAACTTCGCCATTCGTCACAAACTTTTACACCCACATAAGAGGGGCGAAAGGTTCTACCATAGGCTCTGTCTAGCATGTTTACCCACTTTTGGTAGTAAGCACACCTCCATGTAGTGACACGCTTTCCATTCAAGGACTCAGTCACGTTCACTTGGTAGTCTGCGTCGTTGACTCCGAATCCGTAAACAGGTGTTCCTTTCAACATTACATCAACTTCTCCTCTGTAAACACCTCGACCCACATCCTAGTGATGTCACTACGTACAATATCATCGACACCAAACTCAACGATAGGGACGGGGAGGTTGTGCTTCTTGATAAGGTGAACGATCTTGGACAGACCAGACTGATCCTTGATGTCCTGCTGTCTTACGTCTCCGTTGATGACGACCTTGGTATTCTTCCCGATGCGGGTGAGGAACATCATCATCTCAGGAACAGTGGTGTTGCTGGCTTCGTCGAGGATGACAAAGGAGTCTTTAAAGGAACGACCACGCATCGTAGAGAGGGGCGACAGACCTATGTTCCCATTCTTGATCCCCGTCTCAAGCACACCCTTGCCAAGCTGTTCTTCAAGAACGTCAAGGACAGGTGCAGCCCACGGCATGAACTTCTCATTCAGGTCACCGGGGAAGTAGCCAAGATCTTTACCGACAGAGACGTTAGGTCGGGTCAAGATGATACGGCTGATCTCTTTGTTGAGGTAGGCGTTGGCTGCATAGGTAGCCGCGATGTAGGTTTTCCCTGTGCCAGAGTAGCCACATACAACGACCTGATCGTAGGCTTTCAGGGCCTCGATGTAGATCCGTTGGTTCTCATTCATAGGGGCAAGCTTAACAAGTTTGCTGACACTTTCTACGTCCGCATTCTTGTACTTGGTCGTTCTCTTACCGCGCGGCTTCTCTAACATGGGGTATCTCTTAATTAAGCCCGTAGGCTATTAAAGTGCAAGGGGCAGACCTTTAACAGCCCGCCCCTCTAGGTTAGTTCAGATTAGGTGTCGTGTCAAGTGAGATCGACGACTTCACAACTTCCGACGCAAGCAAACGTCCCTGTTCCCTTCGAAGTATCCTCCAGTTCGTAGTCACTCAGCCTCGACCAATCAATCTTCGGTGGCATCAGATCTTTGAGTGCATCATAGTCGTTCTTGCTGCACTCTTGGTAAGGTGCCTGCTGGTAGGTGTGGTCAGAGTGTGGCAAGAAAGACACACCAGAGACTTCGTCGAAGTGTTTGTAG